TGTCATCTGATACTGTTGTGATGTCATGTAATTCAATTTCTCCTTTCGTATCGTGTATAGCTTTATAACTAGCTCTAGCGAATTTGTCTATTTCACAAAATCCTATACATTCATGCCCGGCTGATTCCATGCCGATCCTAAAACCTCCAATGCCAGCAAATAAGTCTAAGAATTTCATTTTCTGCACCATATCACCCTCTCATCTTATTTCTGATGGTGAAAGAGTGTTTAGGTGGTGCATCCTCAAAGGCATCTTGAAACTCTTGATTGATTTTGCGAATATTAAACGGCTCGACGGCATGGAAATAATAACCATGTTCATCAGTTTCCCCCTCGATACCAGTTGCCCACGACAAGAAAACAGCTTGTTTACACGATGGGCAAGTAATAGCCTTGCGATGCGCTCCTACCTTAACCACCTTACAGTTTCCACAAAATGGGCATTGTAAGTCGACTTTAACTTTGATAAATTCCATTCAGCACCTCTTTCTAAAACGGTAAATCATCATCACTAATATCCAATGGGTCTGTCGGTCTACCAAATGGATTGTTATCACGGGTGAAATCAGGAACTAGATTTGTTGTGTTCCCCTCAAGGAAACTGCCTTGTTGCCCGTAACTATTTCCATTTTGGAAAGAACTGCCTTGATTACTGTAGCCCTGCTTCTGATAACCGCCATGATGGTCTTGATGACCTTGATTATTTTGCTGACTGTTACGACTTTCCAACAGTTGAAAATTACTGGCAACAACTTCTGTGACATAAACACGTTGACCTTGCTGGTTATCATAGCTACGTGTTTGAATTACTCCTGTAACTCCGATAAGAGAGCCTTTTTTAGCCCAATTAGCAAGATTTTCAGCTAACTGTCTCCAGATAACGCAATTGATAAAATCAGCCTCACGCTCTCCAGCCTCGTTCTTAAATGGACGGTTTACAGCAAGAGTAAACGTAGCAACCGCAATATTAGATTGCGTGTATCTCAGTTCGGCATCTCTTGTAAGTCGCCCTACTAAAACAACGTTATTTATCATTTTGCACCTCCTCTACTTCTGATACCTTGATTTCATTTGAACCAAACTTTAATAAGTCGGTATATCGTTTCACAAACTCAATAGCAGCCATAAATGAATTTTCTGCATTGATTTCTGACCCCAAATCAAGATCTGCAATTTTACCGCTGACATAAAAACATCTCATAGGTCTGACTCCTTATTCTACTTAATCCTCCAAAGTTTCAAAACCGATAAAGTTATCCTCAAAATATTCTTGTGTATTTTCCCACTGTTCTAAACCACCGTGCAATTCAAGACGTACTAATTTGACCAAAGGCTCGCTAGGCTCAAATTTTGCCACCTCTCGCGCATTGTTTTGAGGTTCTGGTGTAATTGTACCCTGTTCCAAAATCTCGCCTGTTTCGGCATCGTAAGCCTTGATATTCGCATTAGCATTTTTCTTGGCCGATTGAGCAATTTCTTCAAGTCGTTCAGCTTTTGCTTTTTCTTGGATTTCTTTCTGCTCCTTGCGTGCAATCTCAGCATCTCGATCAGTTTTCATCATCTTGAGAATATCAACAAGACTCTTACCATCTTCAAGATGTCTGATATAGCTATCAGCTGGCAAATCGTACTCTTGAGCTTGCTCTTGGATAGCTTGCTTGTTAGCCTTGTATTCTTCCAGGGCATCAAATTCTGAAAGTACTAAGCCATCCATTTCATCAAGTGTTGTCTTTTTCAGCTCATACTTGCCTGTTTTAAAATATTTCTTGAGGCTGTACTCATCGTATTTGTCAGCGAATGTGGATTTTTCAATCCCTGCGACCATACACTTATCCTCAAATGTAGCACGCACGACATCCACGCGCATCAATCGTTCATGTTCATCAATCGCATTAAGTCCTGCTGACATAGCATCTGTTACGGCCTCAATAGGCTTGATGACTTTTTCTTTGACCCACTTATCAAAGTCTTTTGCCGGCTCATTGATTTGTCGGTTAAAATCTTTGCGTTGAGTGTCTAAGCCCCCAATCAGCTTATTAAAGCGGGTTCGCTCTTCATAAACTTCTTTGTAATTATCAACAGTAACCTCGCGACCGCTATACTGTGCAATGGCTGTGGCTACTTGTGCCTCAATCGCCTCACGGTCAACATTAATTACTGCAGGTTGAAAATCCACCTTGATTTCTGTCAAGCTATTAGTTACATCTTTTACCACGTCTTTGTTCTCCTAGTCTGTGTAAATTTTGATTTTACTACCTGATGATGAATGCCCAAAACATAAATTGCCATTATCACAAATTAAGGCAAGTTCTGTTTTTGATAAATTAGGGGTATTCTTATAAATTTCATAAAGTGAATTCCCGTAACTGCCACCAACTCGACCATATACAACATCAACAATTCCTTGTTCTTGTTCATTCATTTTGTCGTAATTCCACTTATCCTTGATGATATATTTCTCTTTTAACTCTTTTAGAGCTGAAAGATTAGATTTCTGTTTTTGGCTTTCGTTTTCTGTGAAAGCCCATGGCGAATAAATTTTATTTTCTGTCATGTCTTATACTCCTTGTTTTTCGTATGCTTTTTGAATTTGTTTAGTGAGATAGTTCATCACTATGTTATAGCCATCAACTGGCACTTTGTGGAAATCATCTATTTGGTACTTGCTTAATACAAAATTTGCAACTGTATCAAATGGCGCTCCCTTAATCGTCGCAATTTCTTCAACGTTCTTGATGATTTCTTGATACTGAATATTGTCAATATACCTTACTTGATTTTGTCCTTGGGCTTGCTGGTTGTTTGGTTTCTGTTGCTGATTATTCTGTCCTTGCTCTTGGCTTTCTTCTACTGGATACTCATCAACATCCTCACCTCCAATGGCAAATAAACCTTGTAAAGCATATTTTCTAGCATAAGAACCAACCGCACCTGTCCATTGTGGATCTTGCATCTGTTTCACATCCCCTTTTTGTGTGTGAAAAATTGGTACATCTTCTTCTCTAGCCCATCCAATAGCTTTTTCAATCGTGCCATCACTTTCTCTTTTAGCAACAGCTACCGCTTTATAATACAGTTTGTCACCTTTTTGAATGATGTCATCTTCTGGAAATGATACACTCCAACCGCTATCCAAAGACTTAAATTTATTATTTATGTCCTCTGCGGTTCTAAACGGATATTTCACTCCCTGTTTCGTTTGTTTTTCGATTTGCATTTTTCGCTGTAATTCTGCAAATGTTAAATCAGCCATATTATCTATCCTCCAAGTCTACTAAAAGGCACATCCCATGAATAGTTAGTAAAGTTTTCGTTTACAATATTCTTGATGATTTCACCTTTTGAAATTTCAATTTCCTGTGTAAATTCCATACCCATTTCAAAAGTGAAAATTTTAATATCAACATCAAACTTACTAGAAATTTCTGTGTAATTGTCAGCTGATGCTGCCCATGCTTGTTTGAAATCTTCAAGTTCGATAATCACAAAATCATCATCCAACCAAATTTCAATATCTTTACTAGAAATAAACGCACGTCTTGTACCGTTTATATAAAAATAATCATACTCGTTTTTAAATATTAGTAGAGTGCCATCGTATTCTTCTTCAAGCGTTGCGCCTTTATTTCCTAATAGCATTTCTTTTAAAGCTGATGCAACGTTTTCGCGTCTGCCTCTTAATTTAAGAGTCCCCTCTGCCCAATTTGGCATATTTCTTTCCTCCTTTAAAAACTCTGTAATTCCCTTATTATCTATAAGTATGAGTTTGTTATTTGTTAGTAGTTATTATTCTGCTATCGTGTCATCTTAACGGTTTTAGCCATTTCTTTCTTCCATGATTGACTGCCTCGATATTGCAGATAAGCATCAAAACCTTTGATTGTGACAAGCTGACCATCATTTCTGAGGTGCTTTTGTTGACTAGGCAATTTTTTCATTTCTCGCCTCATGTCTCCCGCTTGTCTTTTAGTGCATCCGAAAATGTGACTAAGCTCCTCATCGTTACCAGAAATCTTCTCGATGATCACATCTTTAATTCTCACGATTTGAACTGCTTCCATTTTTGCCCTTTCGTGATATAATCACTCTGAATAATTTTATTGAGCGCCTGATTGCCGTCAGGTGCTTTTTTGTTTAGTCATATACAGTTACTGTATAGACTGTCTTTCTTGCTCCATCGCTAGAATGTACGGTCGACTTCTCTACCGTTATATCTGTCGTATCGTTAGCCATTTTGAAAAACAAATACAACAAACATTCTCGTAAAATTTTTAATTTTAAAGGAACTGATAGAAATCGTTTAATTTCCAGTTCGATTTGACTAGGATTATTTGATAATACTAGTTCGTTCATTCTTTCCTCCTTTCTGTTTCTAATCCCCTTTTCTGCTATAATGAAACCAGAAAGGAGGGTTAAAAATGTCATTTGATAAAAATATAGCTGATAAAATCCTAGAGTTTGCTAAGCTGGAACAGACTGTCCCAGTAGGCACTTCTCATGATTTCCGTTCTGAAGAGTTTGATCAAGATGATTTTAGAGATACCGCTAAGAAACTAATCTCAACTGGTCAAATTTCAGGACATCTTGAGGAAGATTTCTCAGGATTCTATATCGCTTTCAGATTGTAATTTCTGAATTTCAGCAATCACTGTCGCATCAATTTCCATTACATCTGGAATCGCTGTGATAGTGATTTTTGGTTTCTTATCCGCAGGCATTTCTAGTTTAAAATCAATTACCCCTCGGCCAAGCTCCCAATCATTGATTTTTACTGAATATCCTGAAGAATTAAGACATTGACCCTCAGTAGGTTCTTGCTTGGGTTTAATACTTAGTTTTAATTGCTTCATGAGTACTCCTTTCCCATTTTTGCAAAGTCCTAAATTTGAAATTTCCTCTCTTTTATTTATTTAGAGTAGTAGTACTTGTTGTTAGTTAGTATTTATTGTTATTTAATACTTGTTGTTAATTAGTATTTATTAGTGCCCAAAATCTGACATCTCACTTTCTGACATCTCACTTTCTGACATCTCACTTTTTGGAATGTCAGAATTATAATTCATAGACGCCCTTTTGATAGATAGGTTCAATCTCTGTTTCATAATATCGAATTGGAAATCAGATATTTTTACATCTGAAAAGAATCTGAATATATGACTCCCTCCATTTCCAGGAGGTTTTTTTCTGATTTTTCGTAAATATCCAGCCTCTTCAAAGATTTTGAAATACTTATCGATTGTCTTTCGGTTAACACCTTTTCTTTTAGCTATTTCATCTGGATAGACTTGCCAGTTAGGGTGGTTAGCTAGGACAACCATCATAATACCAACAGCTGTAAAGTCCAGTTTTGGGTCATTGATAAAACTATTACTAACAGCAGTATAATTTTCAGTCGCATTCTTGAAAGATAAACTGACAATCTAAATCTTTAAAGTCTGTCATAACTCCTCCTTTTAAATTTGCTATAATTGACTTATCTTACATGAAAGGAGAATAAGTCATGATTACTTGTCACATCATGATTGATGGTCGTGTTGAACCTCTACCAATGACATTGCCTGCTGTTCCTACTATCGGTTCTGTCATTGCTAAGTCAGCAGACCATAAATCTGAGCATTACTTGGTGAAATGTGTTGAGTATGTCAACGGACATGAGAGTGTCAATTTACATGTTCAACCATTTCCTAACCAAATCAGTGCTGTCAACGCTGTTGATGGTTTCAGGAATAGCAGATAACTCTACTATCTTGACCCAATAGCTATCTAGCACTTTCTTATCAACATAGACCGCTTGCTCACATAAGCCGATATGCTCATTAATGACTATCGCCCTACGGACAAGTAGGTCTTTTTCTGTTTCAGCTCCAATATATCCTGCAAGCTCCCCAGAAATTTCTAGATATTTACCAATTAGGCTATTTTCTTGTGCCATAGCGCCTCCTTTCTCTTCGCTTATTTTCAATCACTTTCGCCCATTTCTAACCTGTCAGGTATTCCTGATTAAGGAACTTATTGATAAAATACTGTTGTCCTTTGCCTGTGACCTTTGGTGTCTTGTTCACAGTGATATGTCCATCTGCGTGTTGCACGTTTGTTTCCTTGATTTCAAAGAGTTTCAAGTCCATGCTACGTTGGGTTGGCATGTTCCAATCTGAACCTTTGCGCTTAATCAGGTAGCCATTTTCGCGCATCCAAGAAAAGAGGCGATTGGCACCGATTTTGTAGCCGTTTTGGCTAATGAGCTTGGCAAGTTCGCCAACCAAGATAGATGTATGGCTTGCACTTACTGCGTCTGCAAAGAGGACTTTGGGTTTGTCCGCTTCAATCTGAGCCTCCAGCTTGTGGACTTTCTGATCAGCCATGAGCAATGCTCTTGCCATAATCTTCTCAGGGCTATTAAAGTCTTTTTCTACTTGGATAAAGTATTGTCGGACTTGCTTACCTCTCTCCGTCCGCTGGATCATAGCAATTTCCTTGGCCATGTCTAGCTTGATGATGTGGTCAGTAGCTTGTCGCCCTCCTGTACTTTTTCCCAAATTTGGGAGAAAGTCCTGACCTTCTGTAAATCCGTATTCCTTCATACGGTCAAACCATGTTGTATATCTTGAATTAACACCCAGCGACTCATGTAGTTGTCTTCCTGACACTACTGGCTCCTGATTGTCATTCAGGGTTACGTTGATGAGTTCGTTCATGTTATTCCTCCAGCAATTGTTCAAGACGAACATTTAAATAATTTGCAATTGAATTTAGAGTAGTGGCAGATGGCGAACTGTTGTTCCATTTGCTGATTGCCCCGTTACCTAAATCAAGATCTTTTTCGATTCTATAAATCGAAATCCCCTTCTCTGAAGCAATTTCTTTTATTTTGTCATAAATCACTTCCGGCACCTCCTTTTGATAGAAAATTTTATAAGAAAATAAGCATTATTCATTGACAAATAATAGAAAATAGTCTATTATAAGGGTATAAAAAATACAGCTATATCATAAAAACAGATATAACGAAAATCTTGGCGGATTATTCTATTTGTATTTATGTCAGCTGGTCAACTAGCTTACAAAATAAGTATAACGGAAAATTTTCTATCTGTCAATCGTTTTAGTAGAAAATTTTACATTATTTTGTAAAGCCTTATTTTTGGAGGTTTTTACACATGACTATTTTAGATAGAATACGCTCGTTAGCCAATGATAGAAAGGTTACTCTTGCCGAATTGGAAAGGAATTTAAATTTTAGTAATG